AAAATACTTGACATTTTGAATACAAAGTCAAATATGGGAGAAAACTCGTTTGTATTTAGATACAGGCTTTCTTCTCAGCTCCTTTTGTCTTCTAGAGGGGCTTTTATAGAAAAGATTAGGGGTCGCGATGGTTCCATTGTTGCCCTTCAGCTTCTGCCGCCACAGCACACAGCGCCAATTCCAGACCCAAAAAGGTTTGTTTCTGGGTTTGAAGTCGACATGCGGAATGGAACTAAAGTCTATTTAAAACCAGAAGATGTTATCTGGATTAGAAAACCACACCCGCTAGACCCTTACCTATCTCTGACGCCTTTAGAGTCTGCTGGAGTAGCCATTGAAATTGAAAACCTTTCAAAGCTCTATAACCGAAACTTTCTTTTAAATGACGGCAGGCCGGGCGGCATGATTGTCGTTAGGGGGGAAATCGACGACGACGACAAAGAGGAACTTAGGTCTAGGTTTAGAGGCAACATAAACAGGGCTGGTTCCATAACTGTTGTTTCTTCTGATGAGGGCGTTGATTACGTTGATACCGGCGCAAGCCCAAGAGACGCAAACTACATCCAAATGCGTCAAATAACCAAGGAAGAAATACTTGCTTCTTTTGGTGTTCCAGAATCGGTCATAGGAAACGCTTCCGGCCGTACTTTTTCCAACGCCGGCGAAGAGCATAGAGTCTTCTGGAATGAAACTTTGCTCCCTCATTTGGAGCTAATCGCCAGAGGACTTGACGAACTTGACGATGAGCACTACATAGACTTTGATACCTCGGACGTCCCAATCCTTATTCTTTATAAGCAGGAGCGAGAAAGATACCTCCTTGATGAATTCCAAAACGGACTCATCAGTGGTAACGAATACCGTGCCCAAACAGGCAGGAATAAAATTGACTCCGACCTAATGCAAGCAATGCTTGCCAACCCGAACCTCACCCCAATTGGCTATACGGACAAGAAGTTTGACTCCCAGGAGCAAGCAGCTCAGATGGCGGCACAGCAGGGTGGTGGAATGCCTGGTGGAATGCCTGGTGTTGCTGCTGCAGGAATGATGCCGGCCCCAGGGCCAGAACAACAAGCAGAAATGCCTGCCCAGATACTCAGCCTGCAAGAGCCAGGTGCCGCCGGTGCCCCTCCAGGAGGCATGACAGAGGCTTTAGCGGCAGAACAGGCAGCATCAGCCAATATGGCTATGCAGCCGTCTCCAAGCGCGCTCTCAGCGTTCAATCCCAGCCAAATGATGTCTAAGTCTCTGTCTCAGGACGCTGAAGGATACGAATGGGACATAAAGGCTGACGAAAGTACTGATAGCTGGACAGAAATTCTGGACAGAAATCTAGAAAGATTCATAGAACGCCAGCAGCGTGTAGTTATGGAAAAAGCTGGCGGTGCCAAGGCTAGGAAATCAATAGAAACGGGTTCTCTTGATGTAGAGAGCATCTTCGACATATCTGTCTGGAACAAGCAAATTGAAGAAGATTTGCGTCCTGTTTTTTCTGGGATACTGAAAGACGCATCGCAATTAGTGAACGAGCAGACTTCCATGCCAATAGAAATGGACGAAGAGGAAGTAAAACAGTACCTCGACGCTCAGGTTGAAAGAGTTATAAAAACAAACTCAACAACAAAAGAGGAAGTTGCATCTGCAATATTGATTGCTACAGCTTTGTCAAACGACGAAGACAGGGTTGGCATGCTTAAGGCGGCATTGGCGGCTATTTTTATTAACCTGCTTTCCAAGCGCAAGCGCTCAATTGCGGAACACGAAGGTCAGACTGCATATAACGCAGGTTTGTACTTTGGAGCAAAACAAGCCGGAGCTGCCAGTAAAACATGGGTTACACGAAAAGATTCAAACGTACGCGGCGAGCATAAGCTCCTAGAGAGCAAGACAGTCAGTCTGACAGACGGCTTTTCCGTTGGTGAAAGTTTCTTACGTTTTCCAGGAGACCCAGAAGCACCACCACATCTCACAATGAACTGCAGATGCAAGCTTCGTTTTAGGATTGAATAAAGCTACTTTTATTAAACGTTTAATGAAAGTACCTGCGCCATAATTAGCGCATTGCGTATTATCATTAGAATAGCTCTCCCCGAAAGGTAAACACGTGTCTAGCAACGTCTCCGACTTTACTGTAACTCAATACAAGGCAAACCCAGGCCAAGTAAACGTCAACGAAGCACAGGGCATTGTTGAGTGTTTTGTTGCTGCGTTGGGCAACAAAGACAGCGTTGGTGATATTTGTTTACCAGGTTGCTTTAATTCCTCTCTAAAAAGAAGAAAACCTCGTGTTGTATGGGGACATAACTGGAACGAACCAATCGGCAAAGTTTTAGAGATTTATGAGGTTGGGCCAAATGACCCAAGGCTTCCAGCAAAAATGAGGGCCAAAAATGTTGGCGGTCTATTTGCAAAAGTACAGTTTAACCTTATGTCGGAAAAAGGAAGAGAAGCTTTTAGTAATGTCGCTTTCTTTGGGGAAGAACAAGAATGGTCAATCGGCTACAAGACCCTCGACGCAGTTTTTGACACAACACAACAGGCCAACCTCCTTAAAGAGGTTGAACTTTACGAAGTGTCCCCAGTTCTGCATGGAGCAAATCAACTAACTGCAACTCTCTCGATTAAAGCCGATGATGCGGAGTCTGACGGAGGAATGCACCAAAAGTTTCACGCGGGCACCCTGTATGCGCCAACGGAAACAGCACAAAACCCTGTCACTGGAAGAATGGGGGCTTTGGCTCGTCATATAAATATGCACTTCGGCGGAGAAGTGGTAATCAGAAGCGCCGAAGAAAACATAGTCATCTTTGACCTAACAAGAGACGGAACGACAGAAACCCTCCGCTCTAGCTATCACTCCCCCAACGGTGTCGATTTTATGTTTGGCTCTGCTCAGGCTGTTCGTGCAGAAGTCGTATATATGCCCGTTAATGGTTCTGCCGGAACCCGAGTTGCCGGCAGTGAGGATGAAGGACATGGCGGATGTGGTTGTGGCGGAGCTTGCGGAGGAGCAAAATCTGACTGTGGTTGCGGTGGAGAATGTGGCGGCTGTGGTGTTAAAGACGCATTTCCGTCATGGGATGACTTTAAATCAGGCAATCCAGGAACTCATCTATTTGTAAAAACAGCGGATGCAAACCTATACGAAGCGGCATTAACCGTTGCTGAGTACCATGGTTTTGGGGTTGAACTATTGAGCGACGGATTTGCCGTACCAAATATTGACTGGTATGGCTCTGATGCTTCCAATGCGCTAATAGTTGCATGTGACTCAATTAGCGAAAAAGCAGCAAGGCCAGGTCGTGTTGCTCGTGGTGCTGCCGTCACACCCAGGCGGGGAGTATCGCTAAAGCCAGCAAGCTATGACGGCGACAATGATGGATTTAGGACCGGCCCTACAGGGTTGGACAATATTCCTTACGTTGCCAACCCATTCGGCGGAACATCTCTTGAGCCAAGGATGATGCCTACTAGAGAAGAGCCTAAAGAAGTTCCTCGTGAAATACCTCAACAAGAACCAATCAGGCAGCCAAAACGCACTCCTCGCAAGAACCCACAAGAAATACCTCAGAAGGAGCCGGTCAAAGAGCCAGTAAAAGAACCGGTAAAAGAGCCTGTCAAGGAACCACAAAGAGAACCACAGAAACCCCCTACGAAGGTTCCAGAAAAGGAACCACAAAGAGAGCCGGCGCGTCCTACTCCTGCTCCTACTCCGGTACCAAGTGAGCCAACCAGAACACCAACGCCGAATGTTCCAGACCCTCCTGGACGTAAGCCAAAAGAAAAACCTAAACGAAGAGAACAGCCTCAGCCAATTCTTCCCGGAAGAACAAAACCAGGCGTTGAGCCAGGTAAAAAACCAGACCCAAGAAAAAAGCCAGGACCTCGCATTCCAATTGAGCCAAGGCCTGCGCCTGCTCCAAGGCCGCCAGTAGAGCCGCCAAAGAAGCCAAAGAAAGAACCAAAGCCAGGAAGAAAACGTCCTGTTCCGTTTGTTCCTGACCCAACAAAGCCAATTAAGCCAGACGTTCCGTCTCCAACTCCGGACCGTCCGCGCGTTCCTGAAAGACCGCGACGCATACCGGTACCAGCACGTTATACCCCCTCGGTTAGAGGGGCATGGAAGTCGGATGTAGCTGAAGTGTTTATATCTATATCTGATGATAAAGATATGCAGGTTAAGTCTGGTCTTCAATTTGACACTCGAGATATTGATTCTGTTGTTATCGAAGTATCCGTAAATGAGATGTTTGAATTAAAATCACTCATAGACCCAGTGCTTGAATACCACGGAGTCGACGCCAAAGCAACAGAATATGGAATACAAATTTTTAGGTATTCACAATTAACAGATGAGGCAATCTCGGCACTGTCAAGTGTAATTGAAAATTTCTAGGAAGTAAATGAGTTCATCAAGATTTTCAAGACCGAAACGACCCAATAACGTCAGCCAGACCAAGCCTGTTATGGGTTATGCTAAACCTACAGGACAACCTCAAAAATCATATAAGTATCACTGCATGGTGACTGGAGAAAAACGAATTTCTCCATGCGGCGGATGCTCTAACCCCAAGGGTTGTTTATCCAACTCTATGCAGTACAAGGAGACAGAATAATGGCTGAATCACCAGTTGTAAAACTAAACGCAGACGGCGAGGTCGTTGCGTGTGCCAAAGGCCTTGACGGCGGCGAGTGCGGATACACACCAGGAGCAAAAGTTTGCGGTAAATGCGGTGCTGTTGCATCACAAATGAAGGGCGCTATGCCTGGTGTTGCGGGAAGCATGGGAATGGGTGGCGGAGTACAATTGCCACCGCGCATGGTGACACGCAAGCCGGGAACCCCTCTTAACGCCGCTAGTCCTTCTATGTTGGACGAAGAAGACGACGAAGACATGATGGATGATGAAGACATGATGGATGATGAAGAAGACGACATGGGCGAAGAAGACGACGACATGATGGATTCTGAAGAAGACAAAATGTACGACGAAGACGAAGATGATGACATGTTTGTTCGTCGCGCTGCTCCTAAAAAGAAGCGTAGCGTTGTCGCCATGGAAGACGCAGAAATGGAAATGGAAGACGAGGACGAAGACGAAGACTACGCAACCGCTGGAATGGTTCGCGCAAAAATGAAGCGCAAGCGTATGGCTACGCTCGGCTTTAAGTCTTCCGAATTTGACAAAGATGCATACATCTGTTCTTTTGACAGAAAGGTATACCCTGGCGGTACATCTGTTTGCGATAGCTGCCCAGGTGGTTGCGTTTCCGAAAAGGGAATGCCTTCACTGATTGAGGTTGAAGGAATTGCGGAAGACATGTTCAGAGGAAAAGTTCTTGACTCTGGATACAGCGATGAAGCAGACCTTTTTGTTGTTGACGTTGAGCGCAAGGATGGAAAGCCTGTTGAAATCTTCTTTGATGGTTCAAGCGGTGAAGTCATGGGCTGGCACCTTCTTAACAATGAAGTGATGCAAGTCAAGTCGGCACTTGAAAACAAGGTAATGATTAGCTTCGGCGAAGCGGCAGATATTGCTGTAAAGACCGTAGAGGGCGACATTGTTGCTGTCGAGCCAGACGTTTTTGAAGGCTTTGATGTTTACGCAGTAGAAATCGAAGGCATGAACGGAAAGTCTTATGACGTTTTTGTTGCCCTTGATGGCGAGGTTCTCGGATATGACGAGTACACGCAGGAAGAGGCTTCTGAAATTGAATCCGAAGCTGCTGAAATTGCACTTAAGCGTGCTTATAACGGAGACACTCGCGACAACATGGCAAAGAAAGGAACAGCCCTTTCAGATGGCTCTTTCCCAATTGCTGATGATTCGGACCTTCGCAATGCAATTCAAGCATACGGCAGAGCAAAAGACAAACCAGCAGCAAAAGCACACATCATGAAGCGCGCAATTGCTCTTGGCAAGGAAGA